TAAACATTAAATATAGTGATTATGAACTCAATAAATGAAAACGGTTGCAGCGTATGCCAGCCCGGTAAAGAGAATTACACTACCTACACAACGAAGTTAGGCAGAAAGAGAGTGAGAATGTACCAATACGACTATCGTACAGAAGACGGTGAGTTGTTTTCTTGTTGTGCGCCTACCTTAGAGGTGTGCAGAGAAAGACGGGATAAATGGCTGAAAAAGACTTTGTGACTTAAGACAGATTGTCACATATAACAATTGAAGATATTTCGTTATCTTTGGTTGTGGTAGTACCTTTGGATGAGTAATAGTAGTTCAAAGGTATTTTTATGCAAAGAGCCAAGATAGATATATCGAAAGTAATCCCGAATGAAGGACAGCTAGAAGGGCTGCCGAGGAATCCCCGTCTTATCAAAGATGAGAAATTTCGTAAGTTGTGTCGCTCTATACAGTCACTTCCAGAAATGACAGAGGCGAGAGATATTCTTGTTTATCCTTATAATGGTAGTTATGTTGTCATTGGTGGAAATATGCGTTTGCAGGCATACAAGTATCTCGGATGGACAGAAGTGCCTTGTTGTATATTACCCGAAAATATGCCGGTAGAAAAGCTCCGTCAGATGCTTATTCAAGATAACAATCCTTTTGGTGAAAACGATTGGGATGCTTTGGCTAATGAATGGGATAGCTTAGAGTTGGAAGAATGGGGCTTTGACGTGTGGCAAGAACCGAAAGAGGATAAGCAGCTAAAAAAGCCCAAACAACAAGAGGAAACAGGCGAGGAAGAAGTTAGGAAAGCTGATTTTTTTGCTATGATGCTTGGTGACCGTATTTATGACAGTAATAACGAGTTTGATGTCCCTAGTCTATTGTTTGACGGACAACCTACAAGTGGATTATTACTACCCTTTGCTGGATGGGGTTCGGATACAAGGGCTAAGAAGGGGATATCCACCTATCACTTTTATGTGGAAGATTATCGTTTTACCAATATTTGGAATAATCCAATATCCGTATTGGATAGCGGATGCACCGAACTGGTAGAACCCAATCTATCTTTATTCGATACCACACCTATAGCCTACGGCTTACAACAAATTTATATGAAGCGTTGGATTGCCCGTTTTTGGCAGGAGTGTGGTGCTAAGATTTATGTAGATCTCAATGTGGCGCAAAAATTCTACAAATATAACTGTTTGGGTATTCCAGATGGCTACGATGCTTTTGCTACGCGTGGTTATACAGATAGACAGGAATACCTTAAGTTGGAAATACAAATAGCCCGCGAAATATCAGGTAAAGACAACCCCAATATGATCGTTTACGGAGGTGGTGAAGCAATAAGGGAATTATGTTTGCAAAACAACGTACTTTATGTTGAGCAGTTCATGGCTAATAGAGTTAAGCAAATCAAGAAAGGAGGTGAAAATGGCTAAAACGGCAGGTGGGCTAAGAAGTGGTAGTTCTTCACGAAGTGGAGGAAATTTTCAGGCTTCAGTTGCGGTACAGAATCGTAATGGAGAAACAAGGTGGTTACAAAAGAATTTTCGTACACAATCACAGGCCGAAAAGTGGATTGATAGGGTTGCATCCCGCTTTGATAGTCCTGCTAAATCAGGCTTTGCTACAGCAGCAGCTATTGACAAAGATACACGCAGAGGTACACAATATGATATTTATAATCGTGACCTAGCTCGTGAGTTTGAAGTTAGAGACAGACGTGAATTCCGAGCAGGAAGAGGTGGATACACCGGAAGGAGATAACTATGGCTAAAACGGCAGGAGGAGTAAGGAATGGAACTTCGTCTCGAATGAACAGTTCGAAAGTAATGGCGATGGCACATAAACTCTATAGACTTTATGGCGGAAAAATATCTTTTTCAGAAAGTATAAAACAGGCTTGGAGAAACTATGGCGGTCGGGCGGTAACTACTGATTATAAAGCTGCTGCCAATAAGTCTTATCTTGATAAAATGAGAAAGGAGTATAAAGATTTGAAACCTGCTCAAAGGAGTTCTTATGATGATTTATCTATACCAGAATCTGCATTTTACACACCTAATAAAAGAGGACGTTTCGGAAGTAAGTTTGTTGGTGATTAAGAATT